AGGATGGAGTTCATCATATCTTTCATAATTTATTTCCTGATTTGGCCTCTAACTCCATGCGTGTTGCCTGTCGCAACTTTAAAATTAGTTTCAAGTTGGGGCTTTGCATCGAAGACCGTTTGTATAAGATTCTTATTAAGTGTGAATATATATTCTTTTGCAAAAGGAATCCACGGTGCCATATTGACTTCCATAGTTCCTTCTTTGTGTTCTATTAGACAACATTGTGCATCAGATATTATATAATCGCCGTTAACCTTTCGCTTAACGAACCCTATTAATACTTCACCAGTATCAAGTCTAATGCATTTAACACCTAAGTCAAGCATTTAAAACCATCTCCTGTAGTTCTGCTGACCTTCGGCCTACTTGACCGAACCATCTAGAATCTTCCATTTGGGCAGACATTTCATTCCAATTAGATTCATAACAAGCAGTTAGCATATTTCTAAACTTACCTAATCTGTTAGCACCTAAATTGAAACACATGTTTACTAAAACATGTTGGATGTTTTCTGGTAGAGTATCAAAATCTATGCCGTGGTTATCACAAACATGAAGTGTTTCGTTTACATGTTTATCAAAATCCATATCATAGTATCTATCTACTACCTCTTGTGAGACTGGTATGCCTGCTGGTTCACCAAACTCTTCATCGTCTTCTCTGATTAAATGACCTACCCCTAAAGTTAAATACCCTAGTGAGTCTTCATAGACTTCAAGGACTTCTCCTTCGTGTCTCTTTATCTGTTCCTTCAACACTTCTTTATTCATTATTAAGGTTTAATATGAAATTAAGCAGGGTCTGCTGGATCTTGTTTTGCAACGAAAACAAATCCTTCACTGACTTTTGCAGCTTTGAATGTTGCTTCAGCAATTTCAACACCAGAATCATCTATATTCGGGAAGTAATGTCCAGTTCCTACAGGATCATTGCCTTCAACATCCTTCGTGAATTTATAATTAGCTATTGCCATCTTTTTGTTCCTCTTCTCTTTTGATTTGCTCTTGGATTAACTCTACTAGAATATCACCCATGAGCGTGTTTAACTCACTATTATTTAGTAATTCCTGAATTGCCTCCTCCGAAGGTTCACCACCTTCCGGCAATCTTCTTATGGTTCTTTTAAAGTTCATTTGTGGTTCGCCATCAACAAACTGAACATCACCATATTGAAATACTAAACCTTTCCATTCACCACTAATTAGTTCTATACCTGCATCAAATTCTCGTGGGTTTTCTACGACTTGATATACTTCTTTAAAAAGCATCGTTCATTCTCCTCTCAAACTCGGCATAGTATTCATCTTCTGTAAGGTGAACTTCTGCATAGTTTTGTCTTGCGAGTTCTAGTTTCTCTTCTCTGAAAGTATCATCTCTTAATTCTAATGACTTCTCAAGAAACTCTTCGAAGGTATATACTCTTTGCCATTTGTCTATTCTATATGTATTGGTGCAGTCATAGTTTCTCCACACAAATGGAAGAATACCTATTGCAATTGCTTCTGGATATCTAGATGTAGTTGCAGCTTCATCTAACCAATTAAAACATAATGTTGCTCTGCACCCCTCTAATAAAGGATAGAGTTTTGTCCAATCTTTAATCCATTTAGACTCTCGTTGAACACCAGATGGCATTCCACCTATGAGTTGGCATGAAAGTTCACTTCGATAAATTTGACGAATGGTCTTTTCTCTATCGTGACCGTGTTTCATACGGCCCCAATATCCAAAGTCATGAGTCTTGGTTGACCCAATCATCTCCGCCAAGGGGTTTTTTAATGTGTTTATGAAGTGAACCTTCATGCCATGTATATTACCACTAAAATCGACTTCATCAATCTTAGTGAATGATTTGATATTGATACCTTTTAATACTTCTTCTCTATATAACTCTTCTGTATCTGCTCTATCACTACAGAACATGATGATGTCTTTACCTTCAAAGAAGGGTCTGATTACATCCATGTGTTCGTTAGACTTCGCTAAGTCTTTTGGATTCATCTGTAGTTCACCATGATATCTAAACTCACTATCACTTGGTATAACAATTACATCTGCCCAATCAATAGTCTCAGGCGTTCTCTTTGGTCTTACATTTTCGAATGATACATTATAAGTACCGTAGTTATACTGAGGATTTGCCCTCATCCATCTCACATAGTTTTCAAAGAAACTATCTAATACTGTTGCTAAAGGTCCATTGTATTTCACAAATGAACGAAGTCTTGCTATTGTTATATTCATAATTGAGATACCCTCCGTCTTAAACCACTCGATGAGAATGAGTGTTTTCTATTAGTATAATGAATTTTTATAGGCAATTCATCGCCTGTAAACTTGCAGTCTATGTAATCTTCACCTATAAATCTTACATTGATTGGTGTTGATTCTAGTAAATCTATTAAACTTCTTTCAGTATCATATGGTATGACTTCATCGACATACTGGATTGCATTAAGTTGAATGAATCTTTCGTATACTGACTGCACTGGTTTATTCTTTTGTTGTCTATCTATAGTTGGGTCTGTTTGCAACCCAACAATTAACCAATCGCAGTTCTCTCTGGCTTCTTTTAACATGACAACATGGCCTGCGTGTAGCAAATCAAATGCGCCACAGGTAAATCCTATCTTGGTCTTCATCTTATAATATCTATCTCCTTATTCTTGGACCAGACTTCCAATTCTGTTCTAAGTCTTCCGTCTCTCTTTAAATTATCGTATCTTCTACCTGCGTGTTTCTTCCACCATGTAATAATACTATCGTATTCAAATCTATCATAGTTGATATTCTTTTCTAGTGTATCAGTTTCTAAATTCAAATAGTCTTTGACATTCTTGAAACCATATGTTCCTAAGTATTGTCTTTTCTGTTCTGTAAGGTTCTTTGCATCTATAAAACATTGTTTGAATGTATTATACATTTCACTATGTTGTTTAGTTAATGAATTTCTTATTATAGAAATCATTTTACCTTGTGTCTTAAGTTTTCTACTTGATGCATCAACATGAACAAGAGGCTCGCCATTGTTTTTATGCTCAAACCATTCTTTTAAATGTGCATACTTATCATCATTGATTGAGGGAACAAAATCTGAATCAGTTAGTCCTATAAATCTTAAGAATGGTTTCATGCCGTCATACATTGATGTTGATTTAGATGTGCCATATAATGATGTTGTTTCAAACATACAGAACTCTGTATCGTATTTGTTGTTTAATGTTTCTCTCGCAAAATGTGAATTACAAATGCCTGCAAGTAGTTTACCACCTAGATAATTAAAACCAAATGGTTGTGTTGGTATGATATTGAATCCCATGATTGCTGAATCGTTGAATCTCTTCATCACATCTTTGTCTAATGTGTTTAAAGGTTTGCCTAGAAATTCATTACGAGGTTTAGAGTTGATAGTAGGAGAACCAAAACGAATGAACCCTACAATCTTATTAGTATTAGTTTCATATACAACCCACTTAAGAGTTTTGCCTGGTATTGATTTCTGTATCATTTGAGATGCGACTATATCAATGTAGTCATCATAGATAGAAAGTTCTCTACATGCGAATTGCATGTCTTCCGGATGCTGTGTAAAGTCTTGAAACATGTCATCTTCTGGACCCATACCAAATAATGATGCAGGTCTATCTGACATTTTTTCTAGTTTTATTTTGCGGAGATAGTCATCTATCCTATCGAAATTAGCATAGTAATCGATAAAAATTTGACCGACATATTCAGCATCTTGTTTTGATAGTAATAACATAAAAAACCCACCTCCATTATAACCGAAGATGGGTGTAATTGTCTAGTGACTTTTTGAAATTATGCTACGAAATCATCGCCGGCATTCCAACCACAACCTGTAAGACCATCTGCTTTTAAAGCTTCTAATGTTCTTAAGATTTCGCTTGGGTTTCTGCCTGTATCTAATGCGTTGACTGAAACATGTTGGATCGTCCCTTCTGGATCAATAATGAAAGTTGCTCTATAGCAAACTCCCTCTTCATGATTAACAATTCCTAAGTGATGAGATAGAGTCAAACCACAATCAGCGGCCAGTGTATGTTTGATTTCTCTAATCATTCCATTAGTAGTTTTCCATGCAAGTTTACAGAACTCGTTGTCACCACTGATACCAATTACATCAGCATCGTTGGTTAAGATATCCATACCTTGAATTTCTGTTGGACATATGAAAGTAAAATCTTTCGGATAGAAGTAAATAACACTCCAAGAACTTGAAGTTGTTTCTACCTCAACCATTTCATTTTGAGAATTAACTCCATTTAAAGTAAACAAAGGGAATTTATCCCCTACAGTTACCATTGCTCCTTCTTCATAATACATATTTTTTCCTCTTTGAAACTGGAGCGGAGTGATAGATTCGATATATCATCTCTCAACTGGTAGTCGAGTGTGTTCATTACACTAACTCCGCTAGTATTCCATCCTACTAAATCTAGCAG